GGAGTGCCGCTATGGTAAAACTGGTCAATCGTGCCAAGATGACAACCGCTACTACGGGGACAGGCACAATCACATTGGGTTCAGCGGTTGACGGTTTCCAGACTTTTGCCGCAGCAGGAGTGTCTAATGGAGAAACTGTTAGATACTGTATAGAAGATGGTACAAGTAATTTCGAGCTAGGTTCAGGTGTTTTTACGGCATCAGGGACAACTCTCACTAGGGTTGTCTCTGAAAGTAGCAATAGCAACAATGCGATAAATTTATCTGGAGATGCTATTGTATTTATTACAGCAATAGCCGCAGACCTACAGCCTACAACATTTACCACCACCGTTTTTACCGCAACAGCTAACCAAACAGCGTTTAGCGTTTCGTATACTGTGGGGTTTGTAGAGGTATTTTTAAACGGATCAAAGCTCTCAGGAGCAGATTTCACGGCTACAAATGGAACGTCTATAGTCCTTGCCTCTGGCGCAACGGTGGGAGACACCGTTGATGTTGTTGCATTTACCACACAAACTGTAGCTAATGTATACACACAATCTGCATCAGATGCTCGATACTTACAGCTTACAGGCGGAACGCTTACAGGCGATCTTACTGGTACGACAAGCACGTTCAGCGGTGATGTAACGATTGCCGATAAGATTGTTCACAGTGGCGATACAAACACAGCAATACGTTTCCCTGCGGTTGATACTGTAACTGTTGAAACAGGCGGCTCAGAACGTATGCGCATAGCATCTGATGGATCGGTTGGGATTGGAAATTCAAACCCTAGTGATTACAGTTCAAATGCTAATAATCTCGTTGTTGGGACTACTTCTGGGCATAATGGAATTACAATTTCTAGCGGAACAGATAGTTACGGCAGCATTTATTTCTCTGATGGGACAAGTGGTGTTTCACAATATAGAGGGATTGTGCAATACATACATAGCCAAGAGCAGATGCGATTTTATACAAACGCAGCTCAGAGAATGGTGATAGACAGCAGCGGTGACGTAGGAATTGGAGACTCAGCCCCAGTAAGTACGCTTGAAATATCTAAATCAGATCAAACCAACGGAACTACATTAACAATTACTAATGCGTTTTCTGGTGGTTCTTGGGCTGTAAATGACGTTATTGGATCTATAGACTTTAGATCTGATGATGCTTCTTCTTCAGAGTTAACAAGAGGCCGAATACAAAGTGTTACTGATGATGTGACAGGAACTAATTGGTCTTATGGTACAGCGTTAACGTTTTCTACAGCATTTAATAATACGTTGTCGGAGAGACTCAGGATAAACAGCAGCGGTGATGTTGGCATTGGAGTCAGTTCGGTAGGAAATCCAGGTTGGGCTAGAAACTTGCAAGTTCATGGGGCAGGAAACGGCGGTGGATTAAAGCTAACTGACAACACATCTGGCAGCGGTAATAATGATGGTCTTGATATTGCAAGCTATCAAGGTACTGCATATATTATTAACCGTGAAAATGCCGATATAAGATTTCACACAAACGACACTGAACGTTTCCGCTTTGGGTCAACGGGTCAGTTAGGTATAGGCGGTGCAACTTACGGTACATCAGGACAAGTTCTTACATCTGGCGGCTCTGGTGCCGCACCTAGTTGGGCTGATGCAGGGGGTGGTGCTTATGAAGTTGTAAGTGCCAGTAACTATAGCTCAAGCAGTATTACAATTAATGTAACCACAGACACATTGTACATTATTGAATTTAATAAGTTTTATGTAGGAACTAGTGGTGCGGCTATTAATTTGGGATATTCTGACGCAAGTAGTGGTAATACTTTCAGTAATAGAGTTTGGAAAGGTACTAGTGAAAGAGATTATAATTCTTCAAGTTTTGACATTTATGCTCAGTCCGAGGCCACTAGCCAAGTATCTTTTACATATGCTAATGCACCAGGAACATCGTCTTCTGGCTCACGGGGTGGGCTTTTTGGTAGATTATACTTTTATCAACAATCTGGTAAAAAAGCATTAGCACATGCACAGTACTTATTGCCAAATAGCAGTACGGAAGTGAAAGAGGGGTATTATAGAGCCACAGTTTCATCTCCTAATAGTAACAATTCACCTACAAATATACAAAGAATTAGATTTTCTAATAACGGTAATGCGACTATGACTGCACACATGCGTGTAATTAAAGAAGCATAGGAGTAAAATATGGCTGAAGAAGAAGTATATATGACACCAGAAGAAGTTGTCGCAGAAGAAATTACTCGTTATTCTGGAATGAGAAGACAACAAAGAGATCGTCTTTTAAAAGAGTCGGATTGGGTAACGGCTGTTAAGCTAGAAACGGGAGCGGACATACCCGAAGAATGGGTTACATATCGTCAAGCCTTACGCGATATTCCAACTCATCCAGACTTTCCTTTTATTCGTGTTCCCCCTGCATGGCCTACTAAACCTTCATGATAACGCGCAAAAATATAATTGAATTTAAAACTTTAGATATGCTTGACGGTCTTATAGAAGATCCTATACCTGCAAAAAAAGTTATACCTGATTGGTATAAAAATATGAATAAAGAACTTTCAGGTGTACGTTTAGTGGACGATGGTTCAGTATTAAAACCAAATCAATCCATGTCTATAAAGGCTTGTCCACCTATTCAGGATTACCTATGCACAGGTTATATACTCCCTAACATAACAGATTTATATATGTCTTACTTTGGAAAAAGAGAGGATGGCCCTGAATATGGAGGTGTGCCTACTTTAGATTTTAACTATATAGAGTTACATGCACCAGAACAAGTTAAAGGTAGTAATGTGGAGGGTCAGAACGTATATAAAATACTATCTCCTTGGATGATAAAGACACCCCCAGGTTACTCCTGTTTGTTTTTAAAGCCTTACTTTTTAGATACAAAAGGAATAAATATTATACCTGCTGTAGTTGATACAGATGTTTTTCACACTGTAAACTTTCCCTTTTTGTTTGACTCCACAGGAAAAGATGAAGTAATCCCTTTTGGAACACCTTTGGTGCACGTCATACCATTTAAAAGAGAGTCTTGGAAAAAAGAACTCGTAAAAATTACTGATAACGAATATCGTAAAGGAAGAAAGAGAGCAACAGTAATGCTAAAAAACTTCTATAGAAAACTAAGGCAAGGTAACAAAAGAGACTTTACATGACCATCCTAAGGAGACGGACACATGACTAGGGCGAGAGACTTAGGAGACTTCATAGCAGATGGCGCTGCGGCGGAGCTTGTCGTAGATACAACCACTCTTGTAGTCGATAGCACCAACAATCGAGTCGGTATAGGAACCGCGAGTCCAAGTCAGGCTTTGGATGTTTCAGGTGCTGCTGTTTTTAGCTCTACAGTCACAGCTAACGCAGGAATAATTGTTGATAATATTACTATAGACGGCACACAAATAGACCTATCTTCTGGTGATTTAACTATTGATGTAGCAGGAGACATTATTCTTGATGCTGATGGTGGTGATATTATTTTTGCAGATGGGGGAGCTTACAAACTATCTATTGCTAATAGTTCAGGTGATGTGGCATTTGTAAACAATAGTACAGATAAAGACCTATTATTTAAAGGATATGATGGTGCGTCTCTAATAACTGCGCTTACCCTAGATATGTCCGAGGCAGGTGCTGCTACTTTTAATGCAGGGGCTACTTTTGGGGGCGCTGTAGGCGTAACTGGTAACATAACTGTTTCTGGCACTGTAGATGGTATCGACATTGCAGGTAATATTAACCAAGCTGTTAAAACCACCAGTAGTCCACAATTTGCTAATGTTTATGTAGATGACAAAATTTATCACCATGCAGATAGTGACACATATATAAACTTTGGCACAGATACTGTTCAAGTATATGCAGGGGGTTCGTATGCTCAGTTTAGTGGTGGCATGTTATTACTTAATGACGGTTCTCTTGCCGAAGATTATGATGCTCTCTCAGGAACAACGCCAACAATTGATGTAACTTCTGGCGGTATGTTTAGCCTTACAACATCAGGAAACACGACTTTTACATTCAGTGGTGCATCTAGTGGTTACGTTCAAGGTTTTACTCTACAACTTACAGCAGGCGGAACTCACACGATAACATATCCAAACTCTGTAGATTTTGCAGGGGGTTCAGCCCCAGATGCCCCCGCATCAGGTGAGACTGACATACTTGTTTTTATTACAAGAGACGGTGGAACAACTTGGTATGGTGCTCTAGCAATAGATGCAGCAGGGTAATTTAGTAGGTAAGGTATAAAGTATGGCTGTAAACTGGTCTAGAGCAATGTTAGGCGCTGCGGGTGCAGGGGGCAGTAACGAATGGTATCTAAACGGCAAAGGTTACACAACCGAATTTGGGGGTTATTATAGTTATTATTATAATTCATACCATAACGCAATTGTAGATCAAAATGATGGAATGATCTATACAGTTAGGCAGAGCAGGTATGGCCCTGGAAACCCAGGAAACTATGTGTGGGAACAATGGGGTTCAGATGGAACGTCCCTCAAGTATTCTCAAGGCACTACAGGTCAAATAAATAGAGTGTATTATGGTCGTCCTAAAATTGATTATGATCAATCAGGCACTTATGATTACATGGACGTAACTGATTCGCAGTCGGTAGTTAGATATGTAACAACAGGATCTGGTAGTAGTCCCTACGGTAACTATAAAAATTTTAATGCTAGTTATAATACCTACAGTCCTACTAGTTGGTCGGGTACAAAAATTGTTAAAATGTACAATATAGGAAATAGAACTTATGTAGCTAAAGGTGGTGGGCAAGCAGGTGGCGCATTAGGTGGTTGGCAACATACATCTACTAGCTACCCCTTTGGAGGTCTTTCACCTGGACTTAGCTACACTACTAATAGCACACCAGGTGGCGGTGGTTTTATTGATATGTTTCCTATAAACCCTGCTAGTCAAAGCACAAATCATGTAGTTTGGTATTCTTCTAGTTATAATACTAATGCTTTTATAGTTGATAGTAATTTAGAAAAAACAGGAAGTAATAATGCTAGGGCAACTGGTAGCGGTGGGTTACTTCAATACTGGGCTAATGGAGCAATGGATAGAACTAACAATACTCTATACATGAAACTTTCAAACACTATTTATCAATGGAACTATGTAAATAATACAGCAACAAGTTATAATATTACAGGATTAAGCGGTAGTGTTAGAGGACAATCTGATTGGATGTGTGTTGTAAACGGATATTTATACACTACCATATGTACCAACGGCAGCGGTATGTATGTAATAAAAATGGACGTTAGTAACCTTACTTCTAACGTGGCTTCTTATAAAATTGATAATACTTCGGGAGGTTCTACAGTAGGAAACCAAGAAGGTTTCTTAGTAGAAGCAGCAAACAGTTATTTAGGTGACAGTGATTTACTTGTTCTAGGGTTTACTAATAAAATTGATGGTACATCTGCCCAAACTATAAATCTAGCTCAAGTTAAATTTGATACCATACCTGATATTGCAACTCATGCATCTAACCTAAGTATTTCAAGCGGAGGTGCGGGGTTATCTTCAAACGGTACTTGGGCGAGTAGCGGTAATCCCCCAGGAAGTAATGGCTTATCAACTCAATATGCAAATGGCCCAAACAACCAAACTGCTTATTGGGAATCTAGTTCTGGTAGCCCAACAAGCCCTCTTCCTTGGCACATGGGCAATCCTAGTATTAGTGTTTATCCTGCAACAAATTTATAGGATGTGTTTTTATTATTTATCTGGTATAAGAAAGTGTCAAAAATTAGGGAGAATTGACACATGCACGAATTAGATAAAACCAGAAAAGATCACGAAAATAGGGTTAAAGTATTACATCAGTACTTTTACAGGTTTCCATGTCATAAACCTATAACAGAAAATGCTTTAAAAGTTATAAAAGAAATGGACTATAACCCAAACATAAATAATGAAAGTTCTTTTGACCATAGACTTGATCGAAGAGAAGATTTAAAAGACTTATTTAATTTTTTTAACGATTGTTTAATTACAGTTAAAGAAGATTTACTTATGGAGTGTGACGAATTAAAAATTACCCAAGCATGGGCTAACAAGTCATCAGTAGGGCAACATCATCATTGGCATAACCACCAGAACTCCTTTTTAAGTGCTATTTTTTATTTAACTGACTCTCGTATACCTACTACTTTTGCTATAGGAGATATTTGGAGTCCTCAAAAAAACTTTAGTGGTAATTTAGATTTAAACATAAGGACACAAGTAGCACCTATTTTGCACAGAGAAGAAACAATTGCAGGTAATTTAATTTTATTTCCATCTGTGGTAGATCATTTTGTTGAACCATTGCATGACGGTATGGAAGACAGGTATACAATATCTTTTAATACTTTTCCAGAAGGTACTATTGGAAGTTATGGTTCACTAGCAGGTTTAACTATTAAAGTGGACAATAGTTAATATGTTAGAAAATTACATAAAAAAATATGACTTACTTAATAAACAGCAATGTAAAGATGTTATAGTTGAGCATAAGAATGCGCCTTGGCAAAGTCATAGTTGGAATAAAAATGCTGATGACTCAAATTCAACTAAGGACTATGATCCCCAAGTTTTATACATGGATAGAAAATGGGCTTACGTTGTATATAAAAGTTTAGAAACAAAGATAGAAGATTACTTTAAAACCGTTTCTGATGGCAGTATATATACAAAATCTTTTTCTCCACCGCGCTTTAATAAGTATGATGTAGAACAAAAAATGGATTATCATGTTGATCACATTCATAGTTTATTTGATGGTCAACATAAAGGCATTCCAATACTAAGTGTAATTGCGTTGCTCAACGAGGATTATAAAGGTGGAGAATTTTGTTTTAAACTTGGTGATAAAGAAGTAGAGTACGAATTAAAAACAGGAGAATGTCTGGTGTGGCCTTCATTGTTTATGTACCCTCATTATGTAAAGCCTGTTACAGAAGGTGAACGTCAAAGCTTCGTAATATGGGCTTTTTAAAAGCTGCTAAGAAAGGATCAATTAATGGCTTTGTATAGAGATCGGGACACTGGAGATTTAAAATCTCAAGGCACATTGCGTAAAGAAAATAAAAATATTTCTTTTCCTAAAGTTTGGAATAATAGTACTCTAGATGTTCTAAATGTTGATGAAGTATTAGAAAGTAACCCCCCGACAGAAGGTATTGGCACATATCAGTATCCACAACAAAATGGGGCAACACAAAACTCTGATGGTAATTGGGAATATGCTTGGGAAATTGTTGATATGTTTGCTGACATTGAAGGTGGACAAACAAAAGAGGAGCAAGAGGCTGCGTATCAAACAAGTGTAGTTGAAAGTGCTTCCGCTGTTAATAGAGCAAACAGGGACACTATACTTAAAGACACAGATTGGTGGGCTATGCCTGATAGTCCAACTATGACTTCTGAACAAACTGCTTATAGACAGGCGTTACGCGATTTACCAAATCATAGCAACTGGCCTCACTTAGAAGATAGTGATTGGCCTACAAAACCATCTTAGGGAGAAAAAAATGACAGAAAGTACAACAAATATTGTTTCCATAAATGGAACAGACCATGATATAGATACTTTTAGTGATGAACAAAAAGGTATAATCAATCAACTTCGTTTGTGCCAAACTAAAATAGCACAGATAAAAGCGGAGTTAAACATTGTAGAGGTATCTCAGAAAGCCTACACAGATGCTTTGATACAGTCTGTTGAGGCAAGTAAAGAAAACAAAGAAGCCTCTTAACTCAGGAGTAACCTAAATGTTCTTTGGCGCAACATCGATAGCTCAAGTACCGATAGGCGATGATGCGTCCGTTACTCGTAATCTTGTTACGGGTGTTAGTGCAACAGGTTCTGTTGGCACAGTCTCTCTTGTTACGGATAACAACCTAAATGCTACAGGACTTGTAGGTACGGCTGCGGTTGGTACTGTAGCCGTTGGCGTTGGTGGTGGTATTGCCATTCCAGTAGGCAGCTTGACAGCCACTGGTTCTACGAGTGATGTAACTGCCATAACAAATGTTGTGGTAAACCTTACAGGATTAGCAGGAACTGGAGGAGTTACAGGGCCGACGATTACAGGTACGGCGTTAGTAAATCTCCCAACTGTTTCTGCTTTGGCATCTGCGCTTGGCACGGTAACAGTAAATGCCAGTGCAGTTGCTACTGTGACAGGGCTTGAGGCTAGTGGTAACATACATCAAGTTACCGTAATCGGTGATGCGATTGTGCCTGAAACAGGTCTAGCTGCCACTGCAAGTGTCGGTGGAGTAACACAAAGAACAACAGCCGTTATACCTGCTGCATCTTTAGCCGCCACGGGTGCCGTTGGAACGGTTACAGTTACAGGCGGATCTTCTGTTACAGTCGGAGGACTTGCGGGTAGCGGAGAAGTAGGAACTGTGTTAGTCTGGGGTAGAATAATCCCAGAGTATGATACTGTCTGGACAGAAATAGTAGCTGCGTAGGAAAAAACATGCCAAGTACATATGCAACAAATAGTGGTATCGAACTCATCAGAAACGGTGAGCAGTCTGGTACATGGGGTACAACTACTAATACAAACCTAAACATAGTTGACCGTCTTACCAACGGCGTTGGAACGATAAACCTGGGGTCTTCTGGTGCTTCGCATACCCTTACAACAAGTGATGGTGCATTATCAGACGGTCAGTTTAAAACACTTGTGTTATCTGGAGCAACCCAAGCTTGCACGATTACAATAGCTCCCAATGACGGTCAGCATATATACTTTGTAGTCAACGGATCAGGACAAGCTTGTACGTTTAGCCAAGGATCAGGTGCAAATGTGACTGTAGCAAACGGTGACAACGCCATAATCTATGCTGATGGTGCAGGTTCAGGTGCCGCAGTTGTAGATATTACAGCCAACCTTGGCATGAGTAGCGTAAACATCACAGGTGGTTCTATAACAGGAATTACTGACTTAGCGATTACAGACGGCGGCACAGGCGGTGGTTCTGCGGCGGCTGCTCGAACAAACCTTGGTGTTGCTATAGGGTCAGATGTTCTTGCCTATGATGCAAACTTACAAGCTTTTGTTACTGCTCTTACTTTACCAACCTCAGACGGTAGTGCGAATAGAGCTTTGACTACAAACGGGTCAGGGACTATAGGATTCTCTAACCTTGCACCTAACACATCAATAGCCCTCAGTATTATTCTGGGATAGGAGATAGACATGGCAGAGCCAAACATTGCAGCATTAACCACAATGACAGGTAAGGTTAACGTAACCAACCTGACAACAACCTCAATAACCTCAATTCTTAACAATGCAGGTAGCAACAATAAAGTTCTCAAAGTTAATCTTGTGCGATTGGTAAATGTAGATGGTAGCGCAGCAAGAACTTGTACTGTGAGCTATCACAATGCAACTAACGCAGGCGGCACGGCTACAGAGGTTGTTCAACTTAAATCTGTAGCCAATAATGATTTCTTTGATGTAGTAACAAAAGACGCTCCTATATATTTAGAAGAGAATGGAAGTACAGGAACTTCGTTGAGTGCTACAGCGGGAACAGCAAACGATTTTAAAGTTATAGTGTCTTATGAAGAGATCAGTTAATGCCTCTATCAAAACTACAATTCAAGCCAGGGGTAAACCGTGAAATAACCGCCTACTCTAACGAGGGTGGTTGGTTTGATATTGATAACGTTAGATTTCAAAAAGGCTACCCTGAAAAAATAGGCGGTTGGCAGAAGAGATCATCAAACTCGTTTCTTGGTACTTGTCGTGCTCTTCACCCTTGGGTTTCTTTGGCTAGAGATCAGTACGTTGGTGTGGGCACAAATCTTAAATACTATATTGATGAAGGTGGTTTTTATAACGATGTTACCCCTTTACGACTTACGACTTCAGCGGGTGCCGTTACCTTTGCCGCAACTAACGGTTCCTCAGAACTTACAGTAACTCACACAAATCACGGTGCAGTTGTAAACGATTTTGTAACATATTCTGGCGCAGCTAGTCTTGGTGGTTTGATTACTGCTACTGTTTTAAATCAAGAGTATTATGTAACAGAGGTTGTAAACACAGGAAGTTATAAGATTAAAGCTAGAGCAGCGGGTACTTCTATCTCTGATATAACATATGAAGGACAGCTTAATCCAAGCCTTGTTGCAGCTAATGGATCTGATACTGGCAACGGTGGCGGTTCTGTTGTTGGTGCATATCAAATAAATACAGGTCTAGATATTGGTGTATCTGGTGCAGGGTGGGGTGCAGGAACTTGGTCACGAGGGACTTGGGGATCTGCTTCTTCAGATGCAATTGTAACAAACACTCTTCGTCTTTGGTCACATGACAATTTTGGTGAAGATCTTGTTATGAATGTAAGAGATGGAGGCATATATTATTGGGATGAAACTAACACGTTATCCACAAGAGGTGTTGATATTACGACTTTAGCGGGTGCAAATAAAGCCCCATCTGTTGCAAAACAAGTTTTAGTTTCTGATAGAGATAGACATGTTATCGCTTTTGGTTGTGATACTGAAGCAAATCCAGGGGTTCAAGATCCATTAGCAATTAGGTTTTCAACTCAAGAATCTTTAACCGATTGGGAAACAAGGTCTGATAATACCGCAGGTGAATTAAGACTTGGTTCTGGATCAGAGATTGTTACAGCTTTAGAAACAAGACAACAAATATTAGTTTTTACTGATACAACGCTATATTCAATGCAATTCTTAGGGCCACCATTTACATTTGGTGTAAACTCTTTGTCTGAAAACATAACTGTTGCAGGACCGAATGCAGCTATAGCTGTAGACGATAATGTTTTTTGGATGGGTCGAGCAGAGTTCTATGTATATAGTGGATCGGTTCAAAGATTGCCTTGTATGGTTAGAGACTTTGTTTTCTCTGATATTAACGAAGAGCAATTGGATAAAATTAACGCCGCACTAAACACAGAACATTCAGAGATTTGGTGGTATTATCCATCTGAGAATAGCAGTGAAGTAAACAGATATGTAGTTTATAATTATCTTGAAAAGGTTTGGTACTATG